TCGTCAGACCCGACACCGGCGCCAGATCGGCGACATCCAGGCGGTACTGCAGCGACTGCACCGTCGTCCGGCCGACCTCCCACACCGTCAGCCCGAACGTCCGCAGGCTGGAGGTGATCGTGGTACGGATCGGAGCCGTGTACCCCCACGGCGTGAACGACTGCGTGTCCTCCTCGAAACCCTGCACCAGGCCGTCGTCGCTGATCGCGCCCAGCGGCGCCCACGGCGACAGCGGCTGAACCTCCGGGTCACCGGGCGAAGCCGTACCGAGCGGTGCCGTCCAGCCGGCGCCGTTGGCACCGACCTCCAGTAGATCCGCTGCGCGGGTGATGTTGACCATCGTTGTCTCCAGACATGAGTGAAGCCCGCGCACGGGCGGGATCAAGGGGTCCGGCGCGGGCCCGAATACCGGTCAGGAGACCGGATGACAGAAGATCTCGTAGGTCGCCCCGACCCGTCGGAGACCGGTGTTCTCGTAGGGCCGGATAGCAGGCAGAGCGAGCGCCCCCGTGCGCCCGAACACCACGGTCGGGCCGTGCGATCCACGCAGCTCGCCAGTCACCCACTCATGGACATCCCTGGCCAGGGCGATAGCGTCCACCCTGGTGGCGGCGTACACGTCGATGTCGACGAGCATGCGGCCGAGGCGGATGCCGTCGTCGTCGCCAGCGGGAAGCTGATTGATCTGGATCGTCGGCAGCTCTTGGAGAAGGATGTTGTCGAGCTCGTCCCGCACTACCGCGTCGGGGAAACGGACCGTGCCCCGGGTGATGAGCTCCAACTCGATATCGACGAGTGCCGTCACTAGTTCCGCCCGCCCAACTGGGCCGCCCTCAGCAGCACGTGGTGGGCGTGGACCCGTTCGGTCCCGTACTCGACCCACCGCGCGTAGTAGGCCGTGTTGCGGACGTAAGCGACCGCCCGGTCCCTACTTCGGCCCCCACGCGCCGAGCTGTCGGTCTCCCACGATCCCTTGTAGTGCCCGGGATGCGGGCTGTTCGGGTCGACCGGCGAGAGACCGATCGCGACGCCCTTGATGACCTCGGCACGGCGCAGCATCTCCGCCTGGATCATCGGCGAACGCAGCAGCTGACCCACGCCTTTGCGCTTCATCTTGAACCGTGCTGCCATAGCCCCTCCTGCAACTCGACCGCTGGGGGCGGACATGGACGTCAAGGGCGTGCTCGGCACGATCAGTTTCGACGGAGAATGGGTCACTATCACCAAAACACCCGTAGGGCCCAAGCCGGCGCCCGTGCGAATCCGGGCCACCGACATCACCGGAACCCGCTACAAGGCAGCCACACTGCTCATGCACGGCTACGTGCAATTCGTGCTGCCCGGCAGCCTGCCTGCAGGAGAGAAAGGCGGCGCCCTGCACGCCGGACGCCCGCCCTACGAAGACCCACACAGCCTGTCCATCCCGCGCAAATCCAACAGCCTCGCCGAGAAACTGGTCGCCGCCGTCGAACAGGCCCGCAGCTAGCCGGTCACCCGGTCAGCAGCAAACTGGATCGGGCCGCGGGTCCCGGTGAACGGGCTTCGACCCCAGTCACCGGGTTCGCCCGTGATCTCACAGGTGACCCCGCGGACCACGGCCTTGTCTGTGGTCCGCAGCGCCGTCCCTGGCGGGGCGTACACGGTCCAGCCGACGATGACGGTGTCGCGGCCCTGCTGCTGTGAGCCGCCCACCTGAGGCGTCTCCGCCCGCGGGGTCACCACGCAGCCGCCCAGATCGAACGACTCGTCCGGGCCCGGAAGCGGCTGCCCCCGCGGCCCACGCCCCGGAGACTCACCGGTCCGCAGAATCCGCACCGTCTCGCCGAACGGAAACGGGGCAGGCATCAGGGATACCCCCAACCCGCCTCATAGTCCTCAGCCCAGCCCGTCACATCATCGAGCGGCCAGGTAGGCGACGGGTCCGCAGTCGACGGCGTCGGGTCCACGGTGAACGCGCCTCCACGGCCGGCCAGAGACTTCAGCGCCGACTTGTCAGACTTCGTCAGGTACAGGCCGCCAGAACCCTGCGGGCGCTGCACCGACATCGGGCCGATCGTCTCGTAGGACACCTGCTGTGGATTCACGTAGGCGCGGCCCGCAACCGACAGAACCACCGCCTCCGCACCCTCGGGCAGCGGCTTGACGACCGTCTGGCACAGCGAGATCGCCGACGCGATCAGCAGGTCCGCACGATCGCCGTCGATCTCATCGAGCCCGAGGTATAGACCGAGTTGCTCAACGGTGGGAGCCACGAACGCCATCGCGTGCCTCCTCTCAGGCCATCGACTCCAGGGCGGAACACCAGGCCGTCAGATCGGTGGCAGGATCGAGCTCCACCGAGCGGGCCTTCGCACGCTTCGACGCCAGCCGGTACTCGGCCGGCGTCTTCAGTTTCCGCAGCACCGCCTCGTAGCCGGCCACATCGTTGCGGTCCACGAAGATCCCGGCCTCGCCGAGCGACTCGCACAGCCCAGGTGTCGGGTGGGCGATGACGGGGATACCGGAGGCCAGCGCCTCGCAGCCGGCCCGTCCCCACGACTCGTAGGACGAAGGCATCAGCAGGACACGAGTGCGGGCATACACCCTCTCTCGCATGTCCTCACCGGGCACGTGCTCGACGACCTCGACGTTCGGCAGATCCGGAAGGATCTGCTCGCCGTAGGCGCCCTTCACGGCGAGGAACTGCTGATCCGGCATGCGTTCGGCCAAGGCCCTGAGAACCTTGCCGCCCTTCTCCGGATTGCAGTTGACCAACGTGACAGCCTTCCCAGGCTTCGTCGCGTACTCGTCGGCGAACACCGGCGGACGCACAATCATCGACGACTCGGGCCGGATCGACTTCGGGTACTCGGCGAAGAACAGCTCCGCCTCCCGCTCCATCCACAGGCTGTTGTAGACCGCCAGCGAGGTTCCGCCAGCAGCCATATCCCGGAACGTCGGACGGTGCGTGTTGTGGCAGACCACCACCAGCCGCTTCCCATACCCGCGGGCCAGCGACGCCGTCGGCGGCACCGTCTCCAGATGGGCGAGCAGAACGTCCGCCCGCCGCACCGCAGACGGGAAGTCCAGGCGCGACTCCAACGGCAACACCCGGATCCCGTGGTACTCGTACTCCTGGTGGGCCCTGCCGTAGCGGGACAACCACACCGACACGTCGTGCCCGCGCTCCACCAAAGGACGCAGCATCGACACGAGCATGTGCTCGGCGCCCGCATTGTGCTCCGGGGGCATGGCGTGGACCCGGGCGACGATCCTCAGGGGCTTGGCTGCCCCGCCCGGCGCGGAAGCCGGGACAGCCCTGGCCATCAGGACCCCGAAGGGGTGCCGGTGAACTTCACGAACGCATCCACGTCACCGAGGACGAACCCGTAGTACGCCTCGGCGAGGATGAGCACGAGGTTCTCCTGGAACGCGGAGTGGACGCCGCCCTCCTCATCCACGTAGGTGGCCTGGTCGGAGATTCGCACCGTGATGTCCATGCCCACGCCGTAGGCCGCCTGGCTCCAGTCGCCGCCGATCGCCCGCAGCCCGGTGTCGGTCGACGTGGACTGCCGGCGCTGCTTCCCCGACACCGACCGCGAGTACGCCAGCGGCTCACCGATCAGCGTGCCCGCCGCCGCCATGTTCGTGCCCGGCGTCTGTGTGTCCACCAGGATCGGCCGGCCCGTGGTGTCCGTGGCCAGCAGCAGGGACGGCTTCAGACGGTGGTCTGCGACCGTTCCGGTGTAGTCCCAGTCGTCGTCGACGACCTCGGCCATGCCGTTGACGAAGTCCGCCCAGATGCCACCGTCGGCCTGCGCGGCCGTGCCGAGCGCCACCGAGTTCGTGGTCGCGGCGAGGTACTCGGTGAAGGGTCCGGTTGCACCCTTCATCGTCTTGCCGTGGATCGTCGCGTGGTCGAAAGCGCGGGCGAACGCCGTCGGCAGGTCCTTCTGCAACTGGTCGTACAGGCCGCCCGCGTTGGTCTTCGCGACCTCCATCGCGACCGGAATCAGCACCGCGACCTTCTTGGCCTGCATCTGCTTCACGTCGACGCCGCCCGTGGACAGCGGCTTCTTCGCAGCCTGGCCAACCCAGTCGGCGACCGGAACGTCCATCGGGATCGGCACGGACGTCGTCGCGTCCAAAGCCAGCGGAGCCGGGCGCGCGAGCTGCATGACCGCGCTCGCCTCGACGGACTTCTCGAAGATCGGAGCCGTGATGGTGCGCGGCAGCAGCGCACCATCCACATTGGCCAGTGTCAGGGGGGCGGTGACCGCCATGATGTCTCTTCTCCCGAAGCTACGTGAGCTTCGAACTCAGCCATCCCGCGAACTCGTCGCGAGGGGTGAGGGTCCGTTGGTTGTTGGCACTGGACGCCTGAGTGCGGTCCGGTGCGGGACGCCGCGGGCCCTCCGGGGGCTGGGTCTTCGCCCAGTGCGGCTTGCGCTCCAATAGCGCCTGGAGATCCGCCTCGATGGCGGACTCGTCGATGTCGCCGTCCGAGTCGATGTACGAGTCGAGTTCGAGTGCGCCGACAGCGTCCTCGGGATCCGCGAATGCGGCTCCGGCGAGGGCCTGCACCTTGGTCTTCACCAGGTGCTGGCGGGTCTTTTCCACCCGCTCGTTCGCCGCGGCCAGCTGGTCCGTGAGCCGCTCCGTATCCGACTTCTCCGCATCCTTGATGGCCTGCAGCTCGGCGGCAGCCGCCTCAGCCTTCTTCAGGCGCTCACGGAGGTTCTTCGACTCCGAGTTCGCCTTCCGGATCTTCGCCTCGGCCTGCTTCCGGTCGAACGGCTTCTCCTCGCCGCCAGCGTCCGCCTCCTGGGCGTCGCCCGTGGTCTCGGCGCCGTCCTCCTCGGTCGCCGTCTCCTCGACGGTCTCCTCGGTGCCGGTGTCCTGCTGCTCAGTCATCTCGGTCTCTTCAGGCATGACGAATCGGCCCTCCAGGGGCTGTGGAAAGGGAAAGGTCGCCACCAGGGCGACCTGTGATCAGAAGGAACCCGGGAGGGGGTTCACGTCGTGTTCGGCGAGCGCCCGCCGGAAGCGGGCCAGCTGGCTGCCGGAGTGGCCCGCGGCGTACTCCTGGTACAACCGCGCCCACTCCGCTGCCTGCGGGGACGGTTCGAAGCGCTGCCCTCTGAAGACGGGGATCACGCCGCAGTGGCAGCCATCGTGAGCCTCAAAGCGAACCGTGTCCTGCGCAAACACAGCGCCACGGCTGGCGATCAACTTACAGAAGGCGCAAGCGCCCAGGGCCGCCGAACGCGCCCAAGCAGTCGCCTGCCGATCCTGCCGGACCGCATCCAGCACCGTGGCCCGGCCCGTGTCGGCGACGAGCTTCTGCACGACCAGCTCGGCCTTCTTCTCTGCCTGGTCCAAGCGGACATCCAGAGGCTCAAGCTGGGCCGGTGTCGCAACGTCCGGATCTCGCTCCCATACATCCTTCGTCGCCCACCGCAGGCTCGCCTCGGTGCGTTCCTCGGGTGGTGGATCGGCAACCGGCACCGCGAACGGGTCCGTCACCCCGGCAGCGTCCCGCTGAGCGTCATAGAACTCCGCGCCCAGCGCGGCCGACGTCTGCGCGTACTGGTCAACAACCGCCTGTATCGCGGCAATCCAGTCAGGAACCGACGTCCGCAAGCGCGACGAAATGATCAGCCTCCTAAGACCGCGCACATCCCGTACCAGCATCCGGGACAGGCCACGCTGCGCGGCACGGTAGCGGTCCGCATCACGGCCACCGTCAGAGACCGTCGTCGCCACCGTCGACCTCCACCACATCCGGCAGAGACGCAGTCGGCTGTTCGTTCAGAGCGGCCAGACGGTCGAGCAACCGACCACCAGTCGAAGCCGCACCCGCCCGGCGCCGATCCGCTCGAACCCGCTGCCGCTGCCCCTCAGACAGGCCAGCCATCTCCAGCGTGACATCGGAGTCGGCAGGCAGGATGCCGGCCTGCACCAGCTTCACCGTGGCGTCCGCCTGGGCA